TGCTACAAACGCACCGCAGACCCCACCCTTTGTCAACACTGTTTCGATTTGATAGATAGGGTAGAGCGTAGTAAAATGGTGGTATGTCGATAAACACCAGTGATTTATTTGAAGGAGATAAACCAGCAGTAGCACCGACGATTAAGATACATAAAGCGAGTGATGAGGTGGGATGTCAGGCGTGCAGTGCGTAGGTATGAAACATCAAGATGGAGAAAATACTTGTTTTACTTATTGTGTCGCTTTTTTATTTGGTTTAGACCCTAAAAAAGTACCATTTTTTATAGGTAACAAAAATTGGGTACGTTCAGTTAAAACTTACTTTAAAAAGAAAGGATATATTATCGAGCCAGTACCATTTAAAAAAAGTCTAATAACAAGCGATACAGCTTTATATTTAGTTCAAGGTTTATCTAAAAGAAGTAAAATTAAAGGTAATGCACCTAGAAAAAAACGAGTATTAGGGATTCAACACGCAGTTATAATGAGGGGTAAAAATAGATTGTATGACCCTAATTTAGGAGGCGGTTGGATTAAAGGACAACCTACTTATCTTTGGAAAATAACACCAGAAATAGATTGGGGATAAAACAACAGCCCCTTACGGAGCTGTAAATTCAAACACAAACCTTGAAGTGACACCACAGTAGCTCCTCTCGCTTCCCTTTCTCCGCAATGACGTGCGTAATGCCCAAGTCATCATCAAACAAAACAATGTAGATGATGTCTTCTTGCTTGTTGTAATAGATTAAGCAACTAACGTCTTCCAGCTTCATGGATGTCACCCGACAGTATTCTCGGTGAACTATCGGTATGGTGTTGAGATACTCCATCAAGTGTGGTGGTGGCTTTCCACCAAAGGCAAAGGTAGACAGGCACAGTAGCACCAGTCCGATTGCGTAGAGAAGTAGTTTCATAGTTTCGCCTTTTGGGTTACTTGAAGTTGTTTTTCATGCAAAGCTTTTCTTATTTGCTCGACATGCTTCTTGTTACATTCTGGTGAACAAGTGATACCACAAGTCCAGCGGGCATATGGTGTACGAGTTTTGGCTTCGCAAACCATGCAGAAAGACGGTTGAGACAGATTGATGCTCAAAATGTACTCCTTGGTTGTTGAAGAACTGGCGAGAGTGCCCCCGTAGAGGTTATTATGGTTTCCCCACTCTCCTGAGTTTAATTATACTCTTATCCACAGTTGAACATACTGTGTATAGGTGTAAAATTAAAGTACATCAGGAAAGCCCTGTAGTTCTTTCAACAAACTTCCGAGAAATAAACGTCTCATACTGAGAAACTAATAATGACGTAAAAAGCCACCAGAAAAGGTAGCTTTTTACGTTACTTATTCCAACATGACTTACTCCATATCCAAGGTTTTAATCCTTGTTCGTCATAAAGTATGCGAGCAAATGCAAGATTATCCTTAACATCATACATATCAAGTCCTAACTCTTTTACCTTAGCACCATGATACTTACCGGAGATCTGGAACAGTCCTTTGTCGTGACTATTATTAGTCGGATTATAAGCATCTGGTTTTAAAGAGCTTTCACACTTAGCCACTTTAACCATAATAGGAGCATCAGGAAAGACATTATTTATTTCTTCAATAATACGTTCCTCGGTCCAGTTGTAAGTTACTTCAATCATCACCACTTCCGGTACTATCTCTACTTCTTGAGACGCTTCCGCTTGTCGTACTACTTCAAACACATGCGGTCTGGTTATCACATCAAAACAAATTGCAAATAGTATACCTCCAAGAACACTATATAACGTCAATACTTCCCAACGACTAGCCTTTCGATATACCTTAGTATACCTACCCAGCGTATCTCGTTGTTTCATATTTGATTTGGTTAACTTATAACAGATAGCCGTAGCTCTCTGTCATTACATTATAGCACATTTAAAGTACCGTAAGTACGGTATGTGGATAACTCAGGTACTAAAAAACCCTTCTTCTCCAAGGGTTTTTTAGCTTTGTACAACTGTAGAGCATCTGCTTATTGCAGATAAAGATGTAGATAAGCTAACCACAGACTTATCTACTCTAGTAGTTTAGCATTAGACTGCTGAACCTTCAAGAAACTTCTTAGCACTATATAGTACAGCATTGACTACTGGAATCAGAAAAGCGTAGCTTCCAAAATCCATGTCACCTACAACTACAATTAGTGTCGAGACTACAGCCGATGCCATTGAAAACAATAACGCCATTGCAATCTTTTTTAAATCTTCTTGATTTAATGAATATTTTGAACTCATATATTATAAAACTTCTTTCTTAACGCTAGTAATAATTTCTTCGCTACACTCAGTTGTGCCATGATATCCTTCTGTTCTACTACCGAAAGTGGCACGACTGGAGTGTTCATATACTTGGCGTGGTCTGATGCTAAGACTTCATGGTTATAGTAGGGCTTAGGATCGAACGCACCGTAGTAGCCGTTGTTACTTGCTACCGAGCGCCCATCTGGTAAGCACCACTTAGGAGCGAAATGCAAATGCGGTCCAGATGATGCGCCAGTATTACCAGCTAGACCAATCACAGTGCCAACAGTGACTTGCTTCTTATCGTGTCCTACCGCTTTAGATAGATGATGATAGCGCATCTTAACATAATGAGTGAAGCCACCTTCAACCGGCACAGCGCTGTTTATAAGTTCAGTTGGTATTGGCATAGCAAAGAATAGTGGCTCATTGCTAACTACGTCAACGCCAATACCACCAGCACTATCAATTTCGTTTAATGTCCAACCATCGAAAGTAGCACTGTGGTAAATATCTTCGCCAGTTATCGTAGCTATATCTAAACCATTATGTCCATTCATTCCAACTGACTTATAAAACGATTGACTACCAGCCGGACAGACTGTTGATACACCAAAAATCTTACCTTGATTATTAATACAAGCCTTATTCTCACCCCAGCCTTGAGTTATTTTTTTGCTGATTGTTGGTCTAAATATTTGTAGTTTCATCATATAAACTTTTTAGCTAACTTAATAACTGCCAGCACTATCTTACTAGCTTGCTCTTTAATATCTTTACCACGATAGTCTATCAGGTAGTGGTATAGGTGTATCTGATGAAGCTTATAGTCAGTGTCATGCACACTATCTTGTGTTAAAATATCACCAACAGTATTATCTATATCCTCATCATAATGTCCATGCTCATGAAATAGTAAGCGTAGGAAGTTAGTTACAACAATGTCAGTATCATAGATACGCTCTTTCTCGTAACCGTCTGCTGGCTTAGGAGATAAGTCATCACATACCCAAAATTGCGGAAAGTCCTTGCTGTCAGGGTTACGAGAGCCACCAACAACGGTATTCTTAGGGCTAACAACGGTATTCTTAGGGCTTTTAATACCCCACTTAGAGCGATAGTAAGTCGAGAAATGGAATATCACTCCATCGTAATCTAATCGTGGTAGTGTAGCGTTAAACCACTCCCAGCTAGGCATATAGTACCCATCTGGGCGCAGTATCATCTTAGGTGGTCTTGGTAGCTTATTAGTTACTACCTTAATCTTTACCTCACCCCTACCCTTAGTCTTACTTATTTCACTAGCAAAGATGTCAGCTTGTTCTTGGACACGCTTGCTTTTGCTTGTGGTGTAGAGAATGTAAGTTTTCATGGAATGATACGGCTAATAAAAGTAGTCAAAACAGTAGCAGCTATTGTAACAACCGCACCTACTTTTACAACTAATCCTTCTTGAGTTTTAGAAATAACATCATGGCTATCTTCTAACTTAGTGACCCTACCATTAGTCTTTTCAGCTTGTCGAAGAATTGATTGAGTACGCTCGTCAAGGACACGAACAGTACCGTGCATCTCTCGTATTAGTTTATTAAGTTCGGTATCTTCACTCATATTTACCTAATTATAACACCACCTTTGACAGTCACACTACCTTTTAGTGTGGACTTAATATTAGAAGTTGAAGATTCAACACCGTCACCGATAAAAGATGTATTTACAATAACGTCATCATAAAATCTGTCATTCACAATATCAGGATTATACCCACCAATATCTACATATGTAATATTTTGGGTTCCTGTATTTAAAGTACCAGACCCATTATAATCGGGGCTACCTTGAACATTATTATCTTTCCAAATATCTAAATCACCTGTTGCCGCACCAATTTTGATTCTAAACTCTAGTTTAGTTTTTGTGTTCAATGAAACATTAATACCAGTATCAGTATAAGATAACTCATCCCCGCTACAAGTAATACGGACAGTACCATAATCTTCAAGATTACAATAAACTGGAGCTCCTACACCATCGCCAGTGTTTAATAAGCTCAAATAACTAGCAGCACCAATAGCCCAGCCAGTCGGTAAAAACAATGTTATTTGGTACCAATACTCACCAGCCGAAGCAATATCTTTATACCAAACACAACCAGAATTAATAGCCCCGACATCGCACCTTGCACTGTCTACTCCATTCACTTTACTGGTAGAATCTAAATTCATGGCACCAGAGCCATAGCTATTATCTCCATCAAAAGAACATGGATTACTTCCACAGCTCTCAAAGTCTTCTTTACCAAACACAAAAGCGTATGCTTTATTTATTAACTGTATCTGTCCAAGCTCTTCTCCAATTGCTTCAATCACTGTTTGTTTAGGCTTTTCTATCTTCTCGCCTTTGGTATTTATATACTTCTTCTCAATTAAATGGTCTTCAAAATTATCTTTTGCAATTTGAGCACTGTCTCTAGTCTTTTGTGGTAAGTTCAATCTATCAGCATTTTCAGTGATATAGACAGCACGCTCCTCAAGGTACTTTCTATGAGTTTCAGCAAACTTAACCGTAAACGGCTCTTGTTCAGTTGGCATTACGTCTAGCGTTCCAGCCATCGCCATACCGCCACCTAGTATTGCAAACATTACTTTTTTGAGGATATTTTGCATACTAGAATACGGGCTGTTTATACCAGAACTTTAAGAACATTAAGTGTAGGTCAGAACTTGTACCAGCGGTTGATTTACCAATCGCTACTGTTGGAGCTACTGCCTGTGTAGAAGCACTTAGGTTAAGGGTACATGATGCTTTATCTAACATATTTCTGTCAGTAGTTGTTCTAGCTTTCAGAATAGCAGTTACAGATGTATTTACAGTACCACTGACTTCTAAGCGGAAGTGTACGAATGGGTTAGCATCAGCCGTTGTAACGGTTGAAGAAGCAATACCAGTGTCAACATAAGTAGTAGCACCAGTTGAAGGATTACAAGCTAATAAATAGTTAGCAACAGTCGAACTAGAGAAAACATAGAAGCCTTGTGCTGGTTCAGCAGCAAAATCAGCGGAAACACCTATTGCACTAGTTAATCCAGCTTGAATAAAAGTAGAAGTAGCGTTAGCCATCTGGCTTTGTCTGATAGCAAATTCCATCGCTGGAGAGTTCTTTTGAATATCACCAAAGTTTAGACCAGAAGCCCAACCAATTCCCATACCGTCACCAAGAGCGTTAGCAGCACCAGCTGTTCCAGGCTGAATATTGAAGTAAGTAGAAGTACCAGTTGTTGGTACTACAAAGTTTAGCTGTCCAGCCGCATCTTCAAGATATGAGTAACGATTACAACCTCTAAGTGTGTCAGCTACTACAGCGGTTGTTTCACCAGTTGGAGTAGTACAAAACTCTTGAATCCACTCTCCAGAGTTAGTAGGGCCGTCTATTACTAATGAATCAGTAGTAGTTGCGTTGTAATAAGCTGTACTGCTACTAGTGACAAACAGTTTACCTGTCATAGCTACTGCTGGAATATCTATAATCCAAGAGACAATCGCACCGTAGAAGCGAGTTATCATGGTAGCAACGGTACTAAAGATATTCTCCATACCAACACCACTATCATCACCAATGCGTACCGCCTGAGCAGCGTTACTACTCTCTATTGTGGCTGTTGCGTTAGTGTTTGAAGTAGAAGAAATAATGAATTGCCCAGCATCATCATCAAACTGGAACTCAGCACTAGTTGAAGCACTACCACCAAACATCACATCACCTGTGACGTAAGATACTAGCTCTGGAGTAGCTGGAGCACCAATTACATCAGTTGTGGTTGATAAAGCTCCACCGCCACCGCCACCACCACCTCCTTCGCAGTTAAAGGTATTTCCAGCCCATGAACAGTTAGCACCAGCCGTTATGCGTGTTGAAGGAGTATTGTAAAAACTGTTCCAATTAGATGAAGAAGCATTAAGAACAGCATCATAACCAGGAGACCAAGAAAAGATAGCTGAGCCACCGACTAAACCTCTTGTCGCACTAAGTTGTGTACCTGTTGCTGTAGTTGTTAGCGTACCAGTTGCCACACTTCCTACTGTTCCAAGACCAGTCACATAAGCTAAATTACCGTTAGTCCAAGGTGAAGTGGTACTAAGTCCACCTCCACCACCTCCTCCAGTGGCATCAGTACCACAAGTTAAAATACCATTTACGTCAGTATCAATCGTGTCGCAACTTGATAGAGAAGTGAATTGCCCACCGCCTACTACCGTTAAATCTTGATTTGGTGTGGTTGTACCAATACCCACATCACCATCAACGTCAATCGTCATGCGTGTTTGTAATGCCTTAGCACTATCAGATACAGCAAAGTTAAGGTTAGCATTAGTATAACCAGAGCCAGGGTTAGCGAAGATTCTAGCAACACCAGGGTTAAATCCACCAGTTGTGTTATTGAATAGTATAGCCGCAGGAGCAGTAGCAAACGCTCCGTAGTTGTTGATTGTCAGTGCGTTAGCGGTTGCTTCCGAAGTAGAGAGTCCTAAAACCAGACGTTCATACACACTACTAGGTGTTGTTGTACCAACTAAAATAGACGGAGCTGAGAAAGTCGAGCGACCATTTATCATCGTTATTCCAGTTGAACCAGCCGTGAAGTCAGTTGTGTTAGCTGAAACAAGCGTACTGTCTAAGAAGGTACGAATACCAGCATCGCTTATACCGATAGTGCCAGCGGTTATGCGACCACCTTTAATTGACGTGTTGATTGCACCAGAGACAATCTCAGTACCAGTAGCGTTGCCCTCAAACCAAGGATTGATAATAGTGTTTGAAATAGAAGTGCCGTCAATATACAGACCTGTACCGATAACGCTTCCAGGCTCTGAGTTGACACTATTAAGCAACCAACCTTCCGCATCGACAAACTTGTAACCAAAACCTGTAGTGGTGGCTACCCGACAACGAGCGTTTGAAATAGTGTTGTCATTTGACTTAGTACCAGCCGTTGCAAAACAGTTGTTGTTATCAAAGTAGACCATGTTGTTAAACGAGCTGTAGAAGGACTGATTGTTCGTGTCTTGGTGTAAGTGTCCTTGGTTGAACTCAGTGACACGCACATTGGTCACATACACGTTACTAGTATTAGAAGTATCTAGTCCAATACCAAGAGTAGTACCTAGTGTGTTATCAATTCCAAAGTGTTCTAAGGTGATACGGGTTAAATTGGTTGAGGTTGCTATCTTTACACAAGCGGTACTAGCTGTAGCAGCACAAGTAATCAAAGAAGAATATAGTCCAGCACCTTTAATCTTAGTGTCAGAAGCGGTAATCGAAACAGGGCCAGCGTAAGTCTCAGCCTTTAGTTCAATGTTAGTAAAGCCAGCATTGATAGCATCTTGGATAGATGAATAGGTACAACCAGAAGCACAGACAATCATAGTCGAAGTGGCTGAGGAACCACCACCAGCCGTTGCAGAAATCTGTATCTGCCCAGCAGTTGAAGTTGATATTGTGACGTTAGAACCAGCGGTAATACGTCTATAGTTATAACCTCCATCAGCTCGACCAACTAGTATTTGGTCAGTAGTTGGAGCTGTAGAAGTTCCTGTACCACCATTAGTGATACCTAAGAAGCCAGTTATATCAGTCGCTAAATCAATCGCACCACGCACTATATCTTGCCCGACAAGGGTTATATAATCTAAAGCACCAGAAAGAGTGACAGCAGCGTGTCTACTAGAAGATGCTAGATTCCAGCCTGTGTAGTCAGTGGTAGAAGGAATAGCAAAACCAGCACTAAGAGAAAGAACAGCAGAACCACCGATTAAAGCCCTTGTATTATCAAATTGGAGTCCATTTACAGATTCAGTGAGAGTACCTGTGGCTACTGAACCGACTGTACCTAAGCCAGTAACGTAGGCTAGGTTGCCGTTAGTCCATGGGGTAGTGGTAGATAGACCACCGCCTGAGCCACCGCCAGTTGCATCGTTGCCGTCACAAAGACCAGCACCGCCAGTGATAGCTACACAGAAGTCAGAGAGAGCTGTACCAATAGTGCCAAAAAGATTTAAGCCGGTAGAGACAGCTAAGTTAGTAAACGTACTGGTGGCCGTTCCAGTAGCTGCAATAGATGTGACTTCTATACTTTCACCGCCAGTAGGGTAAATTACTGAGCCAGCATCAGTCCATTTTGAGGAGCCACCGCCAGCGGCAGGTATCCAAGAGTTAACAGCACCGTCAGTAGAAAGAACGTAGCCAGCTACCGGAGAGGACGCTAGTTGAGTTGAAATAAACTGAGAAAAAGGCGCACCAACCGCCATTTCCGTACTTTGAGTGTATTGATAGCCAAAGTAACCAGCGAATACAGCGACTATTCCTATTAAAAATGCTACGTATTTCATATTAAGGCCAATAAGTTATGCTAATAGTTGTTCCATCGACAAATTCTATATCATTATTAAAGGTTACTCTATTACCTGACACTGTATAATGCTCGCCTAAATCCAGCATCTGCCCTTGATAGCGAACAAAGATAGCTGTACCTTCGGCTGATACTCCTTGTGATAGTTGCACACTAGTTGTGCTACTATTCACAGTAAATATTTCATGTAGTGGCCGGTATAAAGCGGCTGGTGGAGTGGTATATGTACCAGCTTTACTTTGTTGCTTAATTAATTTCTTTAAAGCTTCTTCAAGGCCGTCAATATCTTTGATTTTTAAATCATTTAGTCTTTGTTTTAGTTTATTTAGCTCAGTATTGTCTATTTTAGGGATAGACTCACGTATCTCTTCCAGCATTTCGTGCATTGGAGACTCGTCATACTCTTTTGGCATCGTGTCTACAAGCATCTTTATCTGTTCCCAGACGTACTTTAGCTCTCGATCTAGAGTAGCTCTTGTCTTTTCATCTTTACTATTGACAAGTTCTGTTAGTTGTTTGACACTATTATTAAGGCTACCAGATAAACCAGTTAACTTATTATCAGTTTCAGACTTATTTTTAGTTACTAAAGCAAGTAAACTAGCAATTTTAGCGTTAAATATAGACATTGTTAGCTTTAGAGAAGCCACTAACTCTTGTGGCTTAACACCACGACTCACCAGTTTGGTGAATAATTCTGCTAGTAATTTTTCTTGCTTTTCTGGCATATTTATTGTTTTATTATAGCATTATGGTTAAGTTTTTACTTTTACTTATTCTAATAGTCTTGTGGCCCCCCATATTATTAATACTTATTGCCGGATTTATTCTGTGGTTTGGCTTCCTTTATATGCTTGCTCGGCAACAAGAAACATCCGATTCACCATCGCATCTCGGTCATTAAGAGCCTTTATAAAGCTTTCACCAGCAATTTGTGCTGCACTTCTCTTTAATGCTCCTAGATCACCAGCAGCACCAGCCGCAACATCGCCGATAGTACGAATACCAAACATATCTACCAAACCAGCTTCTCGTGCCTGAGCATTATGTAAAGCTCTATGCACAACGTCTCTTTCGATAGCTTTTAAATTACCATATTGATTCTTTAAACTCTTTACTCCAGTACCCGTAGCAGATTCAACTGCTTCATCAAGCATATCTCGAAGATTATTAGCTACAATAGCTGAGACTATAGCATCTGCTTGTGTACCAGAACCACGATAGAAAGCTTGTAATCTGTCATTTTCTAGCTGGATTAGTTCCTCAATCTGTGATGGAGTATAATCAGTTGTCATATATTTAGACAATGATTCTCTAGCTCGATTTACAATAGCTGTTTCATTAGCATAGACCGGATTTTCAATAATATCAGTCATCGCATCAGTTATACGAGAAGTATCAATATTTACTTCGCCAGTAGCTTGTAGAGCTTCTGTTATTTGCTTATACACTTGTGATTTTTGATGAGCAATAGCACCACCAAATTCCCATAAGTTTGTTGGTAATTCACCCTCAATAAACTCATTAGTCTCGATATCTCTAAATTTAAGAGTTGGTTTTGATTCAGTAAGATTTTTAATAGCAGATACAGCAGATGTTTTATTAGCCGTTAGCCCTTCAAGTGACTGTTTCTTACCTTTTACCCCTGGAGAGACAGCATTAACATACATATCACCAATAGTTTGTTCAACTTCTGGTAAAGGTTTATTTAAAGTATCTCGGAGCGCTTGTCTATCAAAGTTAGACGCAATTCTTTGTGTACTATTTTCTACCACACTGCGATATGTCTCAGCTATTTTTTGACCACCAAGTAAGGCCTTATCAATAGCTGTCTGACCTAGTGCTTGAATAGATAAAGGCACTGTGCCAGTAGTATCTACTTTAGGAGTGTTGACATTTGGAATATCAACCTTAGAAGCTTGTGCAGTGGCTGTTTTTATTTTATTTACATTATCAATAGCTTCTGCTACAGCATTTTCAGTAGCTTGAAAATATGGAGTATCTATTTCTGGAGCTAGTTTTCGTGCTTTAAATACTTGCTTAGCTGTACCAAGTCCAAACATAGAACCTATAGCTTCCGCAAAACCTCCAGCAGCATTAACATCGTCTCTAAAAGTCTCATCAGTTTTATACTTTTCAACAACAGTATCAATTTGTTGAGCTATTTCTTTTTCATCAACATTTCCTTCTTTGAGCTTGTTATAAAAATCAACATTGTATTTAACAAACTTTTCTCCAAAACCTTGAGCACCTTCTTTTATTTTATCTTCAACTGATTGAGGTAATAACATTTTTCCCAGACCAATAGTTGCTTCTCCAATAGCTTTAAACCCAGACTGTAAGCCCTTACCCAATGTTTGAAAAGTACCTCTAGCTGGAGTTATTTCACCACTAGCAACACGTTCACGAATACGTTGTCTCTCAGTAGCACCTTCTTGGAAAGCTGTATCAATACCAGTATCCATTTGTGAAGCATCAGACTTAGCTTCTTCCATAAATGGTTGTGTTGTAGTACTAGCTGGCACTGACGGAGTAGTTGTTGTAGCCTTAACCGGATTTTGTTGACGGTATTTATTTAAAGCATTTTTAATTTCGTTAGGTGACTTACCCTTTGTCTTACCAGCGTTTATGATTGCTTGTTCTTGTTCAGAAAATGCCATATTATTGTGTGTAATAATTATCTGGATTAAATTCACCATTTTGTACTCCTAAAATACCGTTTAACTCAGCTTCTTCATCTGGAGTAAGAGTTGACTCAATAGTTGGGTCAATACCAAGTCTAAGTTTGGCTTTTGCATTAGAAGCTTTTGTAGTAGCAATCAATTCATCCATAGCTGAAACTATACGGTTACTACGCTTACCCCAAAAATTAGCAACAGCATTACCTTCTTCACCCCAACCAACAATAGAGCTTGTTGGTTTTTCACCTAATATTTGGTCCATTAACCTTAAAACTCCTTGATCTAAAGTACCTAATGTCTCAGCTTTTTTATAAGCTGCTGTCATTTGCGCTCGAAGTGAATTAACTTGACCAAGTATCTTAGAATTACCAAAAGTTTCATTAGTAAAACCATAAGTGTCTACCAATGTTCGGTATTGTGTAGCCAAATCAATTAATTGTTCGTTACCAATTACTTGTTCTTCAACCTGTCTCTTAACTACAGGGTCAACTTCGACTTTAACCTCTCTAGGGTCAAAACCAAGATTCTTAATAGCTATAGGGTCTCCAGCTTCTGCTAGTGCAAGTAATTGTGTAGTACGCGCGCTAGATAGCTGTTGTTGCTTCAATTGTCTATCAAGTAAGTCAACTGAACCATACTGCCCACCAGCTTCCAACACCTCAACCGGAGTCTTAGCACCTTGTATCGCTTGCAGTACACTAACTGGCGCACCATTCATCTGCGCCATCTTCAAAGCATCTAACTTAACGTCTTGTAGCTTAGTAAATGCTTCTTTTTCAGCATCCAGCTTACGTGTTCTATCAGCTTGCTTAGTATCAAATAGTCGCTGTTCTTCTTTTGTAAATAATTCTTTATTCTCAGTATAAATCTTTTCTCGAATACCCAAATCTCTAGTCTGGTCAGCGAATTGAATAGCTGCTTGACGGTCAGCCATAGCCTTAGCACTGTCAAAACGACCTTGTGCAGCTAACTGAACCACAGCGATATCTGCTTGCTTAGAATATGATTCACGTTGTGCATTAGCTATTTCACTAGCTACACCAGAAGCTAGACCGCCTTGTGCGTTAGCGTTAAGAACGTCAAGGCGCTTCTTTAAAGCACGTTGTTCTGACATCAAATCAGCATTAAGACGATTTACTTCTTGTTCCAGTTCTGGAGTATTAAACTGTTGTTCTGCTTTCATCGTAAGCCCTTCAACTGACTGCTCACCAGCTAAACTTTTAATATAATCTTCAAAAGCCGTTGAAGTCTTACCCTCAGCTTCCTTAGTACGTGCTTCTTGAGCTTTGGTAAACTCATCAGTTTGATTTTGTTGAAACGACTCAAGATAACTACCCATTGCATCACTTGCTCCAGTTGGTGGTACACTAGGTACTTCAATTAAAGATTCATTAGAGTTGAGGGTATCAGCGCCCATTGCAGTTGGTGTCTCAACTCGACTTGTGCCACCCATACGAGCTAAGTCTTTAGTGGTGTAATAGTTAGTAGTGCCATCAACTACCGAACGTACATCGCCTACTTTTGGTTTTGTTATGTTGCGGTCTGTTGCCATATTATATTAATTATTATACTTGTTTATTCGTCAATTGCATTGTCTAAGTCGTTGATAGCTACAGCTATTTCAAAACCTCGAAGCTCTGCTTTTAGTTGTACCCAACCACTACTAATATCAACACCACCGGAAACCCCATCACCGCTAGGTGAATGAGATTGTTCTTTCTTATAATTAGTGGCATAAGCCTTGACAGCCTCACCGATAGTGCCAATAGCTTCATCTACAGTAATAACGACTACGGTACTACTAGTAGTATCGACATTAGTGACATGGACTGAATACCCACGACCATAATCACTGACTATTACTAGCTCATCACCTTCTTTGACATCTTCCCAAGGGTCTTCATCTATAGTAGTGCTACTAGAATTGATAATATTAGTAGCAGACCAAGTACCAGTCATTACTTTAGTCTCTTTCTTCTCATCACCACGATACTTTAAGATAAATTGTTCATTATCTACAGTAAATTTATCAAGGTAACTGTTAAATTCATTCCAAGATTGACTTACGTTAGACGAATAGACACGTTGTGTTTCAAAAACACCTACGTTGTATGATGGACATAATAAGTTAACTGTATAAATAGCTGTACTATCAATATCATCAACTCGCCCACCCCATAAAACCTCAGAAGCCCATAGTGGTTCAACAGCATCACTAGAAACAAGTGGCATTAAAGCACCAGAAGTAGCAGTATCGTAAGTATCACCAGAATCTACATTAGGAATGTACATTAAAATATCACTTACTCCAGCTGTTCCAGTTATATTCAAGTAGTCTTCATTCATCAACATTGCTCTTGATTTAGCTAGTCTGATTGTAGTAGTAGATAACACCTTAGCGTAGTAAACCACACTTGCTGAGACACCAGTTAAGCCGCTTACAGAAGTAAACTGTACTCCATCACCATCTTTTAATTTATGAGCCGAAGTGGTAGTTATCACGCTACTTGTAACCGATAAAGTACTATCTTTGACATACCTAGTCGGAGAGGTACTAGAACGATGATATAGCCCAACTCTAGGGTCATATACCCACAAACCAGAGTGCATTTCAGGCATAAAGCCTTCTGCTATTTCACCATCAATATTTAAATAAATACGATCACCAACTGTAGCAATACCACGATTGAAGACCTTACCGTTAGTAAGTAGACCAGCTGAACCTTGCCAACGCATATCTGGCTTATAATAAATAGGTAGCGCATCTAGCTTAACAAAATCACTACCAGAAACGATACCAAGCATCCCTTTACTAGTTATCGCTGCAACTGTGGTCCGGTGTGGAGTCATCGCAAATACCCATTCAGCACCAACAGGTACTTCATACTGAGCAGCACTACCACTACCGTTCCAAATATAAATTTTAGCTTCACCACCGTTTAAGTGTTTAGTACCAACATAAAGATAACCATTTCTATACCGCATAGTAGTCACACGTTGTGTGCTAGGTAGTGTTAAGACAGTAGAATTGGCGTTATATGAAGTATCATAAGTCTGTACCTTATTACCATTACCAATAGCAAGCTGATAAGTAGCTTGACTTTCAAAAATAGTCATTGGATGCGGTACATCAGCAGTCAGGGCTACCGGAAGTCTTGAATTGGTCCAAGATGATGCGTTCCATGTTGATAGTTGAGTATCTGTAGTGACATGAAGTAAAGAATTAAAAACGATAGCATCACTATTCAAAGCGACTGTTGGACTCGAAGAAATAACACTAAAACTTGTATTGGTTAAATTTCCTCTATAAATATCATCGTCAGTAAGAAAAGTATAGTCATCGTTATAATATAAAGCCGATAAAAGATAGCCAAAGTTAGCGGCTACACTAGAATTAAGTATAGAAAAAGACTTTTTAGATAAAGTTACCTTACCATAATCATCAAAAGTCACATTCTTAGTTGAATGAAGTACACCAAAAATATCACCCTCATTAGTTTGACTCCATTTATTTTCAGATGGTATTTTCATATTTAATCGTAAGCCGGTACGTTATTATCACCAATTCTAATAAAGCGGTCTGGACTTTTTAACACGTTATATACAGCAACTCCAGCTTCATTAACTGCCTGATCTTCTGATGTAGCCAACTTACTAGAGTTAGACGTTATGATAGTAGTTAAAGTTCTAGCTATTTGTGGGTCTAACTCAGCACCACTTAAAAACTGACTCAATACAAGCTTTAAAGTATCTATTTCAATCTGCATTTGCGCTAGACGTTGTTCAATTACAGGGTTCATGGCTTATTTAAGTTATGTACTACTGAAACGGTTGGCTTAGCTTGATTGTTCCATTGAGTTTGATTTACAGATTTACCATTTTGTGTCGGAAAGGTTGGTGATACAGCTAATAGAGCATTAGTACCTTGTCCACCAACTACACCATTCTGAGTATTAAGTAGCGGAGAAACTGCGAAAGTAGCGTTTGTGCCTTGAGCATCTACCTGCTCATGAATTAGTAATAGTAGACCTGAATAATCGTGGGCTGTTTTTGACGCTGTAGCACCATAACTTGTGATGGTTCTTACGTCACTAATTGACGCAGTAGCAATAGCAATTGAATGGTCTCTGTCTGCATTTAAAATAGTATCTCTCTGTTCAGCCCAAGTTGGATTAGTTCCATTTATTATATAGTCTGTAAGGCTTGCAGAAGATGAGGCATTACTATACCCAACTAATGCCATTATAAATAGTGTATCTGCGAAATTTGTACTTTGATTAACTGAAATTGAAACAGTAACATCTTGGTTATTGTCAGTTCCTGCGAGGAAATTAGTTACAGAGGGTTCAGTACTTATTCTAAAAATAGAACCAACTGTAGCAGATTGTGTTGTATCACTATTTGTGAAAGTAAAATCACTTGCTGAAACATCAGAAGCGTCTGCTATCTTACTGTAAGCACCTAGCCTAACAAGACTATTTACATTAGATGTAATAGTAGTCCATCCTGCCGGAGGAGTTATTGAACCAACACCAAAACCATCATCAGAGTTATTGTTTATAATCGCCACCATTAAATTACCAACCGCCAAACCTGTAGGTTTTGTTATTACTAAAGAAGCTGTATCTTCTACGTAAGCAGCGTTTGATACTGATTCAATGACTGGTACTGCCATAAATAATTAAGTAACCTTCAAAGCAAAATGTCCTTCTGCGCTAACTGTAATTCCTAGAGTTCCAGCTACTGGGCTTAATGTACCCTCTACGATGTCTATAGTTGCTAATACAGGGCTTGTAGAAGCTACACCAGTATCTACCCAAATACAATATTTATTAGTTGTAGTAGTGATTGTAGAGAGTGAGGGGTCAGCAGTATCTAGCTCTACTCTAGCATTGCCTGTATCTATTGTAGTTACTACCGAAGCGAGGGTAACTGGGGTAGTACCAGAAGCTACCTCGGCTGAAATATCAGAGAAGTATTGGTCTGTACCAGCGTTTGGTGTGAAAGTAGTTGCCATAAAAGACAACTTTGGTGTACCTAGTGCTAAAACAGCATCTAGGGCTAGTTCAAGTGCTTTTAAATGTAAAGTTGATGCCATAAATTATCTATTATCTTGATAAGCCGGTACTAATCTGGGCTTCTCATCTCTTGTTCTGCGACTAAAGTGCGCTTTTATCGTTTCTTCCAGCGCTAATTTAGCCTGAGTAAGTGTCGCATAGCGCTTTTTATCTTTTTGACGTGCATAATTCCACGCTGGTTCTATGTAAAACCAAGCATGAAGTATGCCAGGACAACCAGGCTTTTCAGTAGTGTTGGTAGACTCAAAGTAGTTAGCTTCACGATTAATATAGATTTTTATACCATCTTCAACTGAATAATTTGGTACTAAATCAAAGAATAAACCATTAGCTGTCTTATCGTAAGCTGTTGGTTGTCCTCCAGCATTGCGCCCATCCCAAAAAGTCTGTGTATTAGGGTCTTTTTGTGCATCTTTAGGGTTTAATTCATGGAAGACACCTTGACTATCAGCTACTAGCACACGATAAAAATCTAATATCAGATTACCTTGTTCATCGGCTGAAAACGTGTAGCTTCGCTGTCCTGATGCTAAATCAGCAGTGATTATCGGGTATTCATCATGGCTACTATCATCGTATTGCCAAGTACCGGAAGCTGGTAGAGCAAGTGAAAGGAAAGAATCCCAAGAATTATTAGCATCGGCTGTAAACTCTTTTAGTCTACTCGCATTATCAGATACATAACCTCGGTCTTTACCAATTTCACGTTCATAAAACTGTACAAGTCCTCTTAGATTTGTTGTATCATTAAATTGAATAGACATATTGATTTAGAATGATGAAATAGTCACTGTAGTTGATGCGTTGGCTCTACCGACCATCTTTCCACAACCATATAGACCTGAGTCGTAAGATACGGTTGTACTAGCAGCTTGTAGGTGTCCTACTGTAGCTGATACTGAGGTAGCTGTAAGGCCGATAGCATCACCAAATAAGACTTTAATTTCTGTACCTTGAGTAGTAACCACACGATTTAGGCAGAAATTACTAGCTTCAAAAAGAGTAACTGTACCAGGACCAAGAATAGTTGTTGTTGCTGTTTGTAGTCTTGCTTGCTGTCCTGGGAAGGCCGCACCGACAGCTACTTGCGCTTGCATAACTAAAGCGGTAATTATTCCAGCGATAACCATGATAGCTGGGATAGTTATTGCATAGTAAGTAGATATTTTCATATATTTATTATGTAAACTTTGTGTTACGGACTGTTTAGAATATTCTTATTACTCTAAACAGCCCATAACGGGCTGTTAAATTAATCGGCTGGGATAGTCTCGTCTACGTTACAAACAACGTCTGTATTTACTTTACGGAAGCAAGTAAGCCAAGCGTAGTTATTAATTCCAATAACTACGTTTTGACCATCTGGTTCCTGTAAATCAATACCGGCTCCGGCTGCAATTGTAGTAGTAGTAGCTGCTGCACCAAAAGGATTCACAATCACCCAATCACGATATGAACCACTTTCTGTTCCAATAGGAAACGTACTAGTAGCTGGTAAGGTAGCTGTCAATGCTGGTTGAGTTGAAGACGATGTATCAAAAGTGATAACATTACTGTCTCGCATTTGAGCAGCAGTGATTGTTACTGTCGCACCGTTTGGAACTACTGTAGTTACTCCACCACCCTGTGAAAACGCACCTTTGACGTTCATGTATGAGTACACATCTGGTGATGCAATACCTCCTACACTTGGTCCATTAGTAGTACTTGGCGCAAATACCGCTACAGCTCCTACCGCAACTAATAGAGCAACAATCGCTGATAAAATAGTTTCTTTCATAGTTTAATTTTCAATTAGCTTATTGCTAAACTTTAGATTCATTTCTACTCCTTGTAATTTCTGAATCAAACCTGGATTTGTACCAAGTTCTTTAAGTTGAGCTAAAAGAGCAGTCTTTTTTACCGCCCACTTCTCTGGATTCTTATATGCGTAAGCATTAAGAACTGCTGCAAAAGCTGATTGTTCAGGATTTGCCCATTCAGTACCTTTAGCTGGCTTAATTACAAGTGGTAATTCTTTTGGTCTAAGGATTTGAGGGTCTTCTACAATGAAGTCAGTAGATTCAGCCTTAGCTGCTTCTTTTTCTGCTTCCCTAGCAGCCTTAGCTGCTTCTTTTTCTTTATTATCGGTCATTGTATTTTTTGTTTATCTTTATTAGGCCTTACTCCAGAGACTGCCGATGGGTTCAATCTCCGGAATAAGACCCAATAAAGGGTCTTATAATTTAGGCAGTCAATGTGATGTCTACTACAAGTGCAGCTTTCTGCGCCCATAGTTTGAAACCAACTAGTCCAAAGACTACGATTTCAGCACCAGTCTTTCCGGTTACTTTCTTCTCATCATACTGCATACCTCGTGGTGAAGCGTAAGAAGCTACACCTTTAACTCCGAAGACACGATGGTCTGCGTTAGTTACAGCAGTTGTTCCAATAGTTGCTGATACGAATGTACCAGTGCGAACTACATAGATTTCAACACCCATCCATTCATTCATGAAACCATTTCGTAGTGTTGCATCAGCCATTGAGAAGCCGTTTGTTGCTCCAGCAACAGCAAAGCCTACAATGTCAGTATTTTCAATTACAAGGAAAAGTCCCTTGTAAGCATCTTGGTATCCAGCAACCTTTGATACAAGGTTAGCCATGATAACATTGATGTTTGCAGCAGTTGTAAAGCCACCTGATGGTGTACTGTATGAACCTGTTGCATCTTCACAGAGATTATTTAGTACGAACTTGTCGATACCAAATGCCACTGCGTACATCATGTTATCAAGACGTGATGCTGCAATATCAAATACTGCAAAAAAGTCTTCATGAGCAAAGATGTGCTCTGCATAAATAACTTCATCAGTTACTGTCAAAGCGTCATCTGTAACTGTCCATGCAGTTACTGAATAAGTACCAGCTACAGCTTGAATTGTAGCGGTTGGTTGTGAACCATAAGGATTTTGAATTCTCTTAAGGTCTGAATTATCTACAGTACAGATTTTTTCTGCAACTAGAGCGTTTCGGAGTACGATATCATACTGTGATTGAAAGTATTTATCTCGCTCTCCATAAGTGCTTTGGGTATTCACGTTAATTTTTATTTTATTTCTTTCACTTTATCTATAATCTATAGTTTTGGAATTTTTCTTAGAATTACAGGAACGACATAGTGGTTGTATATTGTCTATATTGTTTGAACCACCATGTATGAGTGGAACAACGTGGTCTTGAGAGAGAGTAATTTCCCCTTCCTTTTGGCCACATGATAAACATTTATTACCATAACGTGCTTTTAATTCTTTCCATTGTTCTGGTGTAAATGAACCAAATGCTTTCATTTTTCTAGCACGACGTTCATTACATTTGACAAGAAAATAATTTTTTCTGTTTTCTTCTCCAACAGATACACCACCTTTCCAATTATGATTTGCTTCTGCAAACATTTTGTTAGGCTTTAAGTTTAGTATGCCTTTTCGATATTGATTTCCAATATTCCAAATGGCTAACTTACCTTTATTCCACCCAGGAATTCTTTTACTCCAATCTTGTTCATAACAAGTGCGAGAGCAAAATTTTCCTTTTCCTAAATCAATTAAAGTTTGATAAGTTGTAAATTCTTTATTACAAATCTGACAATGCTTAGTTACTGATTTACCAGTATTAGCACAATCTTTTGAACAGAATTTACCTTTACCTCGCTTTATTGCGGAAGGTGAAACACGTATCTGCTTATGACAGTTAGTACATTGTCGAATCTCACCTTGTAGTGGTCTTCCCATATGTATCTATTCTACCATAAGTGTATAGATTATTCTATTGTGAGGAACATGGGTTTTTAAACCCCATCGGATTTAGCTTGGTCTACCACCTCGTCTAGCCCAAAACAAATCTTCTGCTTCTTTACTTCCCTTCTCAGGTACTTGTCCTTTAGACAAATTCTGTTTAAGTTCGTCACCTGTTACTTGTTTAGTTCCAGGCTTAGCAGTGTTTGTATTAGCAGCTTCGGCAGTCTTTCGTTCTTCTTCTCTCGTATTGAGAATTGAACGCATAGTCGCATCTTTCAAAGTTTCAGAAATACTTTTACCAAGTATCTTTGATGCTTTTATAACTTCTTCAATATCATCTTCGTGAATATTTGCTTTGATTATGGCAATTGTATCAACTGAAGATAGATTACTGTCATCATCTTTTTTAGCAGTAGTAGTTGGCTTATTAGGCTTTTCTTCTGCTTTCTCAGCACGAATCTTTTGATTACGAGCATATTCTTGAGCCTTACTCCATTCAGTGTTCATGATTTCAGTTCGCTTTGCTGATATAGCAGCATTACGTTCTTCATCAGTTTTACCTTCAAGACTTGCCTTAAAATCAGTATCCGCATCGAGCTTTTCTTGAACTAAGACGTCAAGGGCCGGTACTTGTTCATTCATAATTGTTTAGGCTGTTTTTAGGTCTTACGCCTGACCACTTAACTGTATAATAACATCTTTTTTGACAACACAACAATCTAGCTGTGTATTACTTCACACTATTCTTAACGGTTGCTTTAGAGTCAGCTTTAGTTTGTGCTGCAATAAGTTTGAGGAAAAGTAGTTGGCTTTCAACGTGTCTAATAAATTGATTACGAGCTAATAGATTAATACCTAGCGGATCGTTTAAATACTTACGAGCGCTAAAAGTAACATCTACTTCACAAGAGCCTGACTTCAATCCGGCCAACGCTAGTTTAGTCATTTCAATTGAGCGCTCTTTATATTCAATCGCTTGCACAATAGCGTTTTCAGACTGCCCAAAAACCATTTGTTCAGCCCCAAGCCACACGTCAGAAGCTTGTCCGATTGGTGTAGTCTTAGATAAACTAGGTAAAAAACGCTTATAAACCAGCGTGAATAGCTCATCATCAGCAAAAACTGACATGACTAGCTTTCTGTCAGCTTCGCTTGGTTCGATATTAAGCATTACAGCTCGCATTGACTGTAGTAACGCATCATTATCTTTAAAAGTGCGCTGAATAACAGCTAATTCCTTATCATCAACGTGCATCTGTGGTGTTTGTTCTCCCATAGGTTCAATTATTATTGATTAAACTACTGAGTTGTCTCAGTAGGTGTTGTAAACTCTGGTGTAGCAGTGGCTGCACTATTCATTTGTTCTTGATAATCAGGGATTGCGTTGTATTCGACTGGACTCATAGCATTAGTATGTTCAAGTATCTTACCTACAATCGCTTGAGCTTTCTTATTCTGAGCGAAGCCAGGAGAAACTACAGTCTTTAATGCTGTATTTAGAGTAGCAAGCGCTTCTTGAGTATTATGTGACTCACCAGTAATATCAATCTCAACATCCCATTCAAGATTCTTAAATTGTTCTTTCCAAGTCTTGTCACTAACCTCAGATGGCTTAAAGAATCGCTGATTACCAAGAGTTGCCAGCATTTCCTTTAAAGTCATTTGCTTTTGATTAACCAAAAACGCTTGTTCTTCAGCGGTTATCATCTGTCCAGCTTCGGCATTAAGCAGTTTATCTTTAATGATTTTATTGACTTGCTTAATAGTCATTTTCTTAATGTACATTGCATCAATCCGGTCAATATCGTATTGGTCCAAGATGTCAGTAATTTCATCAGCAGTATCAAGTCCTTTCTTTAAGTGAGGTAAGATGCGTGTTCGGATAAGTTCTTCTTGATACAATCCTTTATTTTCTGTCATCAACTCAAACAGAGAGTAAGACTCATCAAGCATCGCTTCGGTTTGTCTCCATGCTGTACCAGACTTAGGGTTAGCACCAAGCATCGCTTCTGAGATACCATTAATCTCATTACCAAGATTCTTCCACTGCACAGCGTAGTTTTGCCATGACACAATGTCTCTTGCTCCGGTATCTGCTCTAGTCAGTGGCGCATTAGGCGCATGAATCATCACGTCACCGTTCTCAATATCATTAAGCGCATTATGGCCTACAAATGAAGCATCAGCCGTCTGCAAGATAAGTTTTGAAGCAATATCAAGAGTGTCTTTAATCGCTTTCATTGAGTGGTTCTGCATCCACTGTGTTTCAAACAAGTGTTCATAAGCACCAATAGCTAGTGTACGACCATCTTCTTCAATTAAGTGAGCGATACTGTAAGGGTCATACTTTTCACGACCTTTAAATAGCGTAAAGTCTTGGTATTCACTCTTGCGACCAGACTTAACTTCCACATATGAAAGGACATGCATCTGTTGTATATAAATCTTTTCATCTGGTGTTTTACCAGTTAAATTTGATAACGGAAATTTACCATGCACTTCATAGAGTTTATAATAATCATTCTTGTTATCTTTTTTCTTTTTATCTAGTGTCTCTCTAGCTTTTTTAGCTGAACTAAGAGCATTAACCATCGCTTCATCATAGCCATGAGTATCAATCCGTTCATATAGCTGAGCTTCGGTCAACTCTAATATTTCAATCTTAGGATTATTAGCAAAGTCAACCGCATCACAAATAATTCGATTCCAAGGTGTGACTGAAATATGCAGTCCGCTACTATTCTCTACCAGCTTTGTGATAGCTGAACCAAAGTCAGCTAGTGTTCTACCCCATTTATTTAAATAAGTTCCATAACGAGACTTACGCATCCACATTCTAAATACTACAGTCGCTAAAAACGAATCTAGCCAGTCTTTAGAACTCGTTGCCTTAATTTTAAAATTCTTCCGGTCTAAGTCGGTTGCTCTAAACCAAATATTTGAAGCAGCAATACTGACATTGAAGAATGTTTTTGGTCTTCCAAGTGCATCAGTATCTCCACTGATAAACTTTGAATACTTATACGCATAAACCTGCTCAACCGTATCGTTCAAAGAATGATTTACATACTTTGATAGTTGAGTATTTCCATTGATATAGTCCGATTCCATCTTCCGAACTATCTCGCCAACAGAATTTGTTTTTAGTTGTTCCATATATTAAATTATCTAGTACTATTTTTAGATTGGTTACTGCGATTACGAGCAATTATGATGGTTTGCTCGGCCTTAGCTTCTTTTTGACTAGCATCACCTCCGGTTGCATCTTTGATTAGCTCAAAATATGCTCGCATGATATGGGTATCACCAACGTCAGGCGAATGACCAATTGTTTCTTTGACTTCATCTTTAGGCTTGAGTCGCTTCTTATTTTCCCCATCAACTTCTTTATCTCGAAGCAAGGCTGTCAGCTCTTCAATTATAATATCACGGTACTCGACAACTTTAAAAGCTATGTTGTGTTCATTAATCAACTCCGCTAGTTTCCAACCACATTGAGACTTTAGATTTGCAAACGCTACTTTCGGTACAAAAGCATGTTGTAGTTTCATTTGCTTTTCTCTAATTTGAGCGGCTGTTGGGATTGGTGAGCTATTAGCCACAAAGCCTTTGACACCAAATAAACCATCAACTACACCTCCACCAACACCATCCTCATCAATCAAAATATTTGAGTATGGTATTTGTTCAGCCGAAGCAAAGTCTTTAATTTTTTGTGTAGTAACTCCAGTATCTTGTTTATGAAACTGCTCAATCTTGTATTCCTCAAGCCCATCCCAAAACGAGAACACTGTTGAGTCTTTACCAAGTCTAGCCACGTCAACAATCAAATACTTTTGACCATCTTTCTTAATAGTATTACTAAACGCATCAGTCAGCGCATCAAACGAAACTAGAGAGTCTTTATCCTCGTCATAATCCCAGTCACCTTCCCAAAGGCGCTGTCTGCGTACAGTATCTTTTTCATTGCGTAGTGTCTCAACATAGTCAGTTGGTAGATAAGTGTTATCAGTCGCAAAAGCTGGTATGAAAATACGTGATTTAGGTAACACGCTTTGCTTCCAAGGGTCCACAAAGTCTCGTTTCATCCACCCCTTTTTAGGATTTGCAGTAATTAGTAGTTTCTTTTTTAAATTATATTCATCATTCTTCCAACGACCAATAGACAGCCACAAGTTTGACTTAGCATTTTCTACAATCTCACCCCCTTCTTCAATCCAACCTCTAGTCATTTGCATCGAACCAAAGCGCTCATAGAGTGGATCACTAGGTTGTTCTTTACAAGCTATCAAATATACTCTTGAGCCATTCTCTAATTGAAAGTAATTATCTTGACCGTTGTAACGAGCATAATCATCAATCTCAAGCTGGAAACCTTTTTTAAATACCTCATGAATAGTCGGGATAGTAAACTTACGCAAGTCAATCAGCTCTTGCCGAGCAATAAAATAGTGAGTTTCAGGATAGATTAAAGCATCACCAAAGATAAGCGATGCACCAAGAAATGATTTACCTCCACCTTTAGCACCACCATAAAGGATTTCTTCAATCGAAGAATCAACCCAAGCTCTAGCTGCTTGAATTTGTTTGTCGTTTCTAGTTTTAAATTGTATTTCCATCTATGGTAATTACCATGCCGGTTATTGGTTGATATTCTCCATTTTCATCTTCAGTGACAATGGCTTGCGCTACTTTTCCATAACCTCTTTCAGACAACCAGTTACGAGCGACAGCATCGCCTTGTTTAGCTTGCTTAATAGCAGTAATAACAATTGGCTTCCACTCTTTATCAAGCTCTTTACACAAAATCTCCCTAGCTTTTTCAGCCGCAACAGAAGCGTAGCCCTTTTTACGCCCAGCGCCTTCTCGTTTACCGCCTCGTTTTTCCATATTTTGATAAAATCAAACAATCAAATTAAATTAAGTCAACCCCATACAAATCAATCACCGCAGTCGCTAACTCAGTTTTGACTTCATCGACCATACTATCATCAAAAACTCCCTCTTTACCAAACACAATATTCTGTCCAGTAGTTAAATTCAAAGTCACTGACCACTCAGTTTCAGTCTGCACTACTGACACACTTTTTAGTTTAGTTAACTGAATTATCTTTTCCATATCTTCTAATCATAGTTTCTACTTGATAATAGTCAAGCCCTAAATTGTATAAAGGCGATGATAACTGCCTAGCACATTCTTCCAGACAAGCCTTAGCCAGTTTAGCAGTCGTATGCACCCTAACAAACTGTACTTGCTTAGCATACGCTTCAATCTCCTGACTTAGTCTAAAATCAACATCAGTCAAATACCGACCCCACCACGCTTCTGGATCACCAGCCTGTTGCTCACTATGCACATGCTCGTGGTAAATCAAATCTGGTCTAAGCTTCTCTCCTTGTGGTGAATAAATAATATCACCATAAGCATAGACAGTATTTCCATTAACCGGAAACACCATCTTAATACTTTCAATGTTTGGCGGATAGCCTGTGATTATTTTCATTTTTTAATTCTACCACACTATTTTAAAGAGTTGTCCACAGGGTATCACAAATGTAGCGTGTAGCGTTTGTAGCGGCATGTTTGGAAACATATATACAATACTATTATATTATTATATATATACTTATAGAAGTAGAAGCTACATCCGCTACATAGCAAAAAAACCGTATTTTATAAAGCTCATTACCCGCTACAATCACCCGCTACATACCCGCTACAATGCTGTTTTATCCGCTACATTTATTATTACACAATAGAATCAACGAGAAGTGAATAGACAAAAGTTATCCACCTACCCCCACCCCTACCCCCTACTAACAGCATGGTATAGTAGTGGAGTTACTAGTAAATACACTTTATGGATGACATAAAAAAAGAAAAGATTTGGATAAGTTGGAAGCTGGTGAAGAAGCTAGGACAACCAAAACCAACTAAAGTTCCTATCCAAAAAGATGGTAGTTTTGCATCAAGTACCGACCCTAGTACGTGGGCAACTTACGCTGAGCTTGGAGAAAATAAAGGAGTAATCTTCGAGCCAACAGTCGGTATTATTGGAGTAGACTTTGACCACTGTGTAAATGAAGATGGAGAAATAACTAACGAACAAGTTAAAAAATTTGTAAAGTCAGCTAAGACTTATGTAGAGTATTCTCCTTCCAAAACTGGTCTTCATTTACTATTTAAGAGTACCGAGAGAATTGATCTTGAGGCCAATAAGCATCATTTTAATGACACTGAATCAGTCGAAGCCTATACTTGGGGGAGATATTTTACTTTCACCGGTAACGAGCATCTTGAATCGAAACCATTACTTGAAGTAGACGCAGATATATTTACTATGCTTTTAGGACAGCTTGGCTATCCTTGGAAGAGAGTAGCCCCACCTGGAGCATCAGTACCTACATCTGGTAAGTCTTTTCTTACTAAAGAAGAGATACTAATTAAAATGTTTGCTAGTAAGAATGGTGAAAAGATGAAGCGTTTATATGAAGGTAATTTAATTGACTATCATAACGACCACTCTAATGCTGACTTAAATCTTTGCATGACCTTAGCTTTCTGGTCTGGTAGAGACTATGAATTGATTAAGGAAATATGGTTAGAGTCTCCACTTGGACAAAGAGAAAAGACAAAAAAGCGGGAAGATTACCAAGAAAGGACCATTAGTCGAGCGATTGAGTATACTCATGAAGTTTATACACCTTCCCACCGAGCGCTTGGTAAAAAAGTAGATGATGAAGAAGATATTGACTACGAGTTTATTATGACTAAAAAAGGTGAGGATTTTATACCTTCACCGATTGCTTTAAATGTAAATCGTATATTACGAAAGCATCCGCAATTTCAGAATAAATTTAGGCGCAATACTTTTTCTCATATGGTAGAGACAAACTACGATGGGCATGGTTGGGAATCACTTACTGATGGAGTGATCTTAAAAGTACGAGAATTTATTGCTGAAAACTTTTCCTTTTTTTCTAAACTAAGTAGTCAAATGACTCAAGAAGCTATCCTTACTGTCTCAGAAGACAACCGAGTCAATCCACCTAGAGACTACTTATCTTCACTTGTCTGGGATGGAGTACCTAGACTTAACTCTTGGCTACATCAAGTTTATGGAGTAGCCGATGATGAGCTACATCAACAAATAGGAAGTAATTGGATGAAAGGATTAGTTAAGCGAGTCATGCAACCAGGATGTCAGTTTGACCACGTACTCGTGCTGGTATCCGGCCAAGGTATGCGTAAGAGTACCTCAATTCGTGTGCTTGGCGAGCCTTGGCACGTAGAGACTACTCACAGTACAGATAACAAGGACTTTTATTTACTACTGGCACAGAATGTCATTGTGGAGTTTTCAGAAGGAGAAATACTAGACCGTACTAGTGTAAAGAAACTAAAGGCTGAAATTACTAAGACTGAGGATCAGCTACGACCACCTTATGAACGAGGAATGGTAAGAATGAAAAGGTCTTGCGTATTTGCGGTTACTACTAACGAACTAGAATTTAAAGACAGTACCGGCAATAGACGTTGGCTACCAGTTGAGTTATTAAAGACAGCCGATATTGATTGGTTACAGGAAAATAAAGACCAATTATATGCCGAAGCCTACCACCGAGTAATTGTAGTTAATGAAAGTGTACACATATTCTCAGAAGAACTTTCTAAAGTACAAGATAAGCACCTTGAATGGAGTGATTACGATGAAAAAATATTTGACTGGATATGCGATGTACCTAATTTTGAAGAAGAAGGTATTGCTCTCCATGATGCGGTACGAGCTGCTTATGGTAGTAATATTCATATTACCGGATTGGAAGAGAAACGAGTATCGTCTACACTTAAAGGATTATTAAAGATGGAATCAAGAAATAAGCGAGAGGGAGAGAATGTCCGCAAGCGCTGGTTTGCAACCGAAAAAACAATGGAAATTATTAACCTTAATAAAATAAATCAAAATGACTTCTAAAAAATACGATACTAACCTAGATTATGAGTTTTTTAAACAGCACGATGTACAAGTAGTACAGCACGCACCTTGGCAATTTGGTTTATTCCACCCTGACTTAGATGGTAAATTTGTTTGGTACCCCGAACGAGGCTCGCTTATTTACGAAAAGCCAGGAGCGATAGTAAAAGTAGGTGAGTTTACCAACAGTGAGGATGTTTATAAAGAGATAATGAAAAAAATATGACCACCATCTATTCCATCAACGCTGACGGACAAGAACGCTACGACTCAGTTAGAGTCGAAGTGATAGCCAAGACTATCAAAATCCTCCAGCGCAGAGGCCAGCTTAATATCAAGGTTATCAACAGTTGATAGCTAGACAGTGATAGCTTAATATACAGCCATGTCTAAATTCACTGACCGCTTCAAAGAAAGACCAGCCTCGTTCAGCTTTTTCTCATCTTGGAAATATAATAAAAACGAGTGGTATGACAACTACATATTAGGCAATAAAAAAGAAAGCAACGCCCAGATGGAGTTCGGTACTCTAGTAGGCGATAGTATCGGCACTCCTAACTCAATGGTCCCGACCCTAATACCCCCTGGCGTTAAGGAGTACGAGATGCGAGCTAATATAGGTGAGATCTATCTTGTGGGCTACGCAGACCACTTTGACCCTGCTACCCTGACACTCCACGAGAACAAGACTACCGTCAAAAAAGATAAGTGGAATCAACAGTCAGTCGATGAGCATAAGCAGTTGGATATGTATGCGCTACTGTTAATGCTACAAGATAAAGTGCATCCTAAGAACTTAACGATGTATCTTAACTATATACCAGTTGAGCTAAAGGGTATCGAGTATAAGATGCCAAAGGAGCCTACTTACGTGCAGTTTAAAAGCAACCGGACAGCCCTACAAGTGGCGCAGTACGCTCAGTATATAAAAGATACGGTTAAGGAGATGGAGCAATATGTTTTAGCTTATGACTGATATCTTTACCGAGCTAAAAGAATATAAAGCGATGTACAAGCGAGCTACCGCTGAGATTGATTCGCTTCATGCTCGCCTAGCAATAGAAGTAGAAATAAATCAACAATACCGAGATTTTTTTACTGCCAACCCTGAGTATTGTAACTGGCTTCGTGACCACAATGCTCAGTTTGAGGCCTTTAAATCTAGCCCATATTATATAAAGATATCCCCAGTTGATAATATTAAGAAGAAGAGTAAGCTAGAAGACGTAACTACCAATAGTAGTTAAAGTCATTAATAAAGAGCATTAAGCTAAATAATATATGGGACTCAAATCAGAAAAAGACCAGAAGCGTTATCTCTATGTACTAGCCGATGGCAAGCTACACGAGAAAGGTGAAGAAGGAGCCGAGGGAGTTAAGAAGCGAATTTTTGAGAAGAAGAAAGATGATGGGACAGTCGAGATTATTGAGAAGTGGGAGTATAGCTACCCAGGTGTCGTTGGCACTATCGGGGAGATTAAGTTCTACGATAGCGAATACGGTACTAACATCAATATCGACATCACCGATGAGGACGAGAACGAGTTTGTGTTATCACTAAAAGCATCCTCACGTTATGGTGAAGCCTTTATGGAGGCGCTACCTAACTTAGACTTAGAGAAGGAGGTAGACTTCACAGTTTATTCGTTCCCAGACCCTAAGAATAAGGAGCGCAAAGTACAAGGCATGACCATTAAGCAAGACGATGAAAAGGTCCGCAGTTACTTCGTTAACTACGATGCTGAGGCAGCCGAAGGAGAGCGCTACTCGTATCCTATCAAGGGCTATCCAACCCCTGATCCAGTTAAGAGTAAGAAGTTTAACTCAGAGAAGTGGAAGATATTTTTTGCTACTCGTAACGAATGGTTAAAAGACTACATGGTAGAAAATGATTTGGTTACAGTGGCTGAAGCTACCGCACCAGAAGCTACCGCAGAAGAAGAAAAAGATTTTTAGTCGTAAGACTAGCGTTGCGTAAGCAGCGCCCTGTCACTGTTTATCTTAGTCAGTGGTAGGGCATTGCTTACGACCAAGTAACAACTATGGACCCAGTTCGTTTATCAAAACTAATAATAGACCGTATCACTGAGCTAGGTACGGTTACTTATGACCAGCTACTAGAGCGAGCTAAAGAGAAAAATATCGAAGAGGGAGTTTTTAATAATGCTATTCAGCGTGTCCATAAAAAAAAGACAGTCCTCGTTAAGAACGTCAAAGGAGTGCTTACCTACAGCATCAAGCCAGTAGTGGTTGAGACTACACCTAGCCACGTAGAGTGGTGTAAGGCTAACTATCCCTATCCAGGCCAAAACGGTTTGCCTGAGTTCGTAATGCCGTTTCCTGAGTGGGATGTGTCGTATATCTTCCTAACCCCAGACGAGTTTGAGGAGTACAAGGAGGCTATCCGAGGCGGTAGGGTTTATAAGCGTAAGCGGTATCAGTATGCCAAAGCGTAACTTAGAAAAACCAAAAGTTTATGTACTGCGTAAATATATCAAGGCTAGAAATTTAAAAGAAGCCTTGCTTCTTGAACCAAAAACAGATGTACATGATGCTTGGATAGATACTGATTGGCAAAAAACAAACTTACCAAATGCTATTGGTTTTGATGATGGGTTAACTAGTGATGAAGAATAATATGCCCAAATCTAACCCCCTCGAAGCCGACCCTAAATTAGCTATTTTAAAGTACCTAACTAAAAAAGACTATGTGTGCTGGAAACACCACAAGAACACCTACAACGCTAAGCTGCGTATCCGTACCAGCGACCCTTATGTACCCAATGGCTTGCCGGACATCATGCTGATAGACAAAGAGGCTTATGGACAGCTTGTAGGCTTAGAGATTAAGCGCCCTAAAGGTGGCCGAACTAGCCCTGACCAAGTTTTAATGAAGAAGATATTTGAGCTTAATAACGCTCGCTATGAGATAGTCAAGTCAGTTGAGGAGGTTAAGGCGTTAGGGTTATAACTGTGTATAACTTACATTTGCATCAATACCGTACTTACGGTATTATATTAGTGTATCAGTTTAACCACAAAATATATGGATCAAGACAACCCAACCAGCCCATACAGCGAAAGAGAGCAACAGCTTA